ATGTACAATCTCTAGGGTTTCCTCCGGAAGGAATCTAGAGAAAAAACCAAACTTCTCTGCGTTCTTATTGCCTGCCGGACCAGTAGCGTTCTTGTTACCAAGCTGCGCAATTGCATTTTTGTGTGCACCCTTTTTCTTTTTTTGTGTGCACCCTTTTCTATTCCAGTTATATCTCTTCTTCCACGACTTAACCGTGTTGAGACTAACCCCGTATTTTTCGGCAATGTCTTTATATTTCATGCCGCTCATATAATCCTGTTCAGCTAGTTCGTATTTCTCTTTTGCCAAGCCTCACCACCTCTCTTTTCGTCGTTTTGTAAGTATGAAAAAAGACACCTCTTTCGAAGTGTCTTTAGGTTAATTCACTTTTCATCGGACAAAAGGTCAGCTCCTTTTCCCCATGCGTATTTTTACTTTGGTTGTAATACAGTCTGTGATGATAATCAATAAGATAAACCCTAAATGTCCCATCGCTGTAGGTTCCTATAACCCTAAGGCCTTTATTAAGTCCTATTTGATATATGGTTTCATCGGTTAATAGCTGTGCAATATCCTCTGATATTCCATTTGAATTTTTAAATTCCGATAAAGCATGTCCAACGCAGTTTATGACGATATCTCTTTCTTCTCCGCTGACTTCATGGAAATGGGCTCTTGAATCATTCCTGACTTCACCAATTTTTTTATTTTTTAACTTGGCATTTATGTCTCTTATCTGTCTGAACTTATCAATAAATTCTCTTTCACCTCTTAGGTAATTGTTGAATTTCCCTTTACTCAATTTCACTGAGTAGTACAAGGCCTCAAAAGAAAAATCAAACTTTAGTCCTTCTTCACGATTTGGTTCGTTAGGGTTTTTTACATTAGTCTTGCCATCTTCCTGGTTATTAACTTTTCTTTTTTTCGACTTACCATTTTTTGACACGGCGTTATGATACTCTCTCTATATAGCAATTAAAAATGTCAGCATCACTTATTTCGTTAGTGCATATCTCATATGTGCTGCATCCACCTCTTGCATTGAGCCAAGGTGACTCTCTGTGAGTAATGCTCTCTAGCTGATTGCCTGTATATCCACCATACACTTCCCAAACTTGGTCAAGAATATCTTTTGCATCCTCATTGAATTCTTCTACCATTCCGTCATATTGTTCTATAGCTTCGCCACTATATCCCTTATATTTTTGGTAAAGTTCTGGGAAAACTGGGCCGTGGACCCATGCTTCGAGACGCGAGGTGAATAGTTTAGCCGTCAAATCGTCCTTGCTTTCATTAACAAGCGTTAGGTACCAAGAATACGCATAATAAACTAGCTTTTGTAACTTCTTTGGTGTCATGCTTTCCTTTGACAGAAACCAATTTGCTACATCAAAAACTGTTCTTTTCATGTCGGCCTCCTCTCTATCAAAACATAATGCTATGTATAGACTATTTTACCATTCAATGAATGGCAAATACAAGTCACTACATATGGGCCTACACATAGCCTAATATCTATATACCCACAATATATTGGGAAATATCACAAAAGACGCCATATATAGGCGCCTTCTGCTGGTTATTATGTGAGATATAAATTTTGAGGAAGCCACAATTCCCTTTTCGCTAAATACAATATATCACATCAAAAACGTGAAATGTGTGAAAGTTTTAAGATACAAGAATCATCTTTTTACTGGTTACAATATATCACACTTTTTTGTTGCATTTGTTGCAAGTTTCTTCAATCTCTTAGATACTGTAGTTCTGTCACAATGCATGACATCTGCCACTTCCTCCTGCGAACGCTCCTCTATGTAGTACATCCGAAGTATTGTCCTCATGTCTGGGTCGCCTATAGCTTCTATCTCTTTTTCTATAGTCTCAATTAGCTTGCCAATTTCGTCTAGCTTGCGTTTTAATCGCCTCTCCCTACTCGATATACCTTTCCAGTCAAAATCGACTCCTACAAGCGATTTTGGGATTCCTCGACCACTCCTATAGTCTTTGTAGTAGTCTGTGACTATTCCTGGCTTAGCATGGTCTATAGAATATTTCAACCCCTCTGCTTCCCTGCGCAATGCTTTAAGCTGCTTAATCTGTTCGTAGTCTATCACGGCTATACACCTCGCTCCGTTCGTCCCTCCTCGATTCGCTTTATCTGTCTGTCGATTTTAAAAAACTTTGCATGCTCTACTCGCTCATTAATCCCTAGCAAATATTTGACTTGAGTTAACATGATCTCTACGTCAGCAATTTCCTCAATCAGATTCGCAAGAAAGCCACTCTCATGCTCGTATCTTTCATACTTGTTCAGAGCCTGTATGAGTTCAGCTAATTCTTCTATCAGCATATCCTTCTGCCCCATGTATCCCATAATGGTCCGCAATATGCTTTAATGCTTTTGTTCTATTCCCCATCCTGCACGCTCCTATCTGTATGGCGAACTTTCTGGCCATAAAACTTCTATGCCGTTCTTTAGTGCGTATAAGTGCTCCGTGCAAGCACCTCTCGAGTGCACCCAATTGTTCAGCATGTAGATGTGCGTAGCCTTATCTAAAAGTCTTAAGCATATCGCCATGTAGTCATCCCAGTCGCAGACCTCTGGCAATACTATTTCAGCTGGGTTAATAATCTCTGCCCCAGGATACTCGTCAAGGAGTATTTTCTTTGCCTCGTTAAAAGTCTTTTCGTAGTCGTCATAGTCGGTAATCCTACCGCTGATGTATATTGTCATTTTTTGCATTGTTTTTCCTCGCCTTTCTTTGCTTCAGTCATTTTTGATATTAACTTTGCTATATTAATTCCAACCTTAGTCAATTCAGCATTTTTGTATATAAGTCCATTCTGATTTAGCCTTGCCAGCGTGCCTCTCGACACTGCTCGCAAATTGCTTGGATCAAAGTTTCTCGTATCTCCATCAAGAAATATTACCGCGTGATTCTTAGGGATTGGACCATGACTCGCTTCGTAGACCAGCCTGTGCTTTTGCACCCAATTAACTGACTTCTTTGCATTTTTTATGTCATTAACCTTAACCCACACATATCCATCTACGTTTTTTTCTGTTCCAATCGGATCAGTGTTCTGAGGCATTCTCCCTGGCTTAAACATTGTGTGCTTAGCCTTTTCATAGAGATGAGCTGGCATTTTTTTGCCTTTGTTTGGAGGAATAATACCTTTTCCAAATTGGCCAGTCCTTCCAGTATTTAATTTGTTATTCCCTATGTAGCATTTAGGAAAACTTTTAGATGTCTTGCGTCCGAACCTTGCTTCAAAGGCCTCTTTAATCTCTTTGTAAGAATGCCCTGGAACAAATTCTCGCATGAATGCGTGCTCTTCTTCCGTGTACTTAATCATGAGAATTACCTACAAGCATCTTAGGCACTTTCAAATCTGCGTTCATGTGATCGTCCATGAATTTCGTCGCTTGCAAAGTCACATTTGCATTTTCTATGATATTCTTAGCAATATTGCTAATTCCGGATGCCCTTTGTAGTTCCTCTGCTAGAGCGTCTCCCTTTAACTCCTCATCGCCAAGCCTTTCAATCTCAGCGAAAAGGTGATTATTTAGATCCAGTAGCGTGTTTTTCATTTCTGCTCCTTCTTGTATGGTAGTATTTCCATCCATGCTATAACTCCGTCAACTTCATAACCCGACTCCGATAGGTACAAGAAATCGTCCATATCAAATCTGTCTGCCCATACGCTTGTCCCATCGGTTACAAGCACATCCTTGTCAAAATCAGGCAAGTTTTCGACAACCTCTTCCCAATCAGGGTCGAATTCTTTTTCCTCAAGAGTCGTTGGTCTAAATCTAAGTTTGTGCCACTGTGGAATATTATTCTCCATCAGCTTATGTATCTTAGCTCTAATGTCATTTGCTACTTCAAAATGCTGACTTGCACAACAGCGTTCTAACTCGTCTAGCAAGTCGTCTAATTTGCTTTTAAAATCGTTCATCGTTACACCCTTTCTTCTCAACTCTTCTGCGTTCTTCTCAACTCTTATCAATCGCCATCATTTCTGTTATCAATTGTATAAAGTCACTTGAGCATCGTACTCATAGTTCATCCATATTGTTTCAGTGCGTTTAACTGAACATTCTGCAGTAGTATTTTTACTCAGCTTATTCCAATCTTTGAGATATAAGTTATAGAGTTCGTTGTCGTACCCACTAATCATTATCTTGCAATCACTATCACATATGACTTTTAATAACCTTTTATGGTATTCGTCGTCCAATTCGTGATTGTAAAGGTTTACTTTTCTCGTGTTTAGCAAGTACGGTGGGTCGACATAAATAAAAGTCTCTTTACCTCTTAGACTTTTTATCAAGTCTATTGCGTCCTTATGCTCAATCTGTGCGTTTTTCAGTCTCTCAGCCGCGAATTGCAAGGTAGTGGGTAGTTCTCCCCACGCTTTCGCTGGGTTCGGACTTGTCACTCCTATACCTCGTCTAAAACCATTTTTATATTTGTTTCCACATCCAAAACCTTGCCAACACTTAATCGCAAATAGTCTCGCTCGCTCTACATCATTATTTGCGGTTGCGCTTTCATACGCCGATTCGTATTCTATCCTGCAGTACGGAGTAAGGTTTATAGCTTCGGCCAATTCGCTCGATTCAGTTCTCAGCACTTTAAAAAAGTTATAGACTTCATCGTCTATGTCGTTCAGTATTTCGTTGTAACACGGCTCTTTGTTAAAAAATACTGCGCCACTGCCAAAAAACGGCTCGCAATATACCTTATGAGTTGGGATATTATCAACAATCCATTTTGCTATTCTGTTCTTTGCGCCTGGATATTTTAGTATTGCTTTCATAATTGCTTTAACCTCTTTACATGTGAGCATCTAAAAATATAGTTGTCTTGATCACCTTCGCAAAAATAATGCTTTGGATTGCCGTACCTGTCTTTATTTTCTTCTGTCTTTCTCAAAATGCCTCTATATGCAAAATCATCAAATAGCGTTACTTCTACATGCTGGCCTAAATAATTTTCTAATTCACTTCGTTTCATTTTTCTCCCTCAAAACCTCGTTGCTTTTCTTAATCTTCCTATAGCACCAAACACAGAGATAGTGTTCTTCGCCTGCTATTACTGCACTGTATTTTCCGTACAGGTTGATTCGTTTTCCGCATAGTTCGCATTTCATCTGCTACCTCCCATACTTAATCATATCGTCTACTAGCTGCCTTATGTCGTGACCAGTCATGTCTTTAGTGCCGTCTATCATCTGATTGACCGTGCACCTCTGGTCCCATACCTCACCGAGCAGACTCATGTACGCCTCAAGAAAATATCCTATGCGCTTTTCCCTCCAGCCGTACACGGTCCATAAAACTCTGACCATGATTGGTATGTGCAGCAGGTTTTGTAGTTTTATGATTTCAAAACGTGGCACCTGCTCGATTGGTCTTTTTTGCTTTTTGCTTTTCTTAGTTCGTATCATTGTCCAGCTCCTCAACTCTTATCCATATGCCTGGTATCACTGCCCAAAACTTTTCGCATATCAGACTTGCTACCTGTGCGTCATCTTTCCAAAAGCCGAGGTCAGTCATGCAATCCTGTAAAAGCTTGTTTGAGTTATCCACATCAGGCTTAGTTATTTTCCACTCGCCGTTTTTGTGCTTGCCTTTGATTGGGAAGCACCATTTCACTACGAGCCTTATCGGACCTATTGCTTTTCGATTGGGTCTAAATTTTGCCAGGTTAGCTTTTAGTTTTTGCCTTACTGCTTTTAGTTCCTCATCTTCGTAAAATCTAATTTTTCTATCTGAGCAAATTGTCGCTCGTTTTTCCTGATGTGTTTTTGTTGGCGGAATCATCGCCATAAAAAATTCAATCATGATAATCAATCCCTTTCCAAGTATTTGTTTCAGAGTCGTATTCGATTAATCCTTCAACAAAACGGTTTCCCCTAACTTGTCTAAAAATGTATTCTAAAACTTCTGGCTGTCTTATTATCCAATTCACAACTTCACTTTTGGAAATATCAAAATCCAATTCATACC